GAAAAGATGTGTTTCTTGCGTACACAGCATCATCTTTAGTTATGATATATCCCTTGTCTGAGGAAGAGTTATATCTAGAAACTTCAATGCCTTCAGTAAAAGATGCTGAGATGCCCAAGGTTGATGGCAGAGTGGTTAGCTGTGAGCCAGTATTTTCAGTGTGAGAGTCTTCTGCAAGATTGCCAACTGTTAGTCCATTGATAAGTATTGATACTGTATCAGATGCAGTTGGTGCTGCATAAGTAAATTCTATAACAATGTTTGCTCCAACAACATTTGCTGCAAATACGTTGCTTGCAAATCCCCACTCATAAAACTCAGGTGTGTTTATTGATGAAGACCACTGAGTTGCTCCAGCACCAACTTTGTATCCAATTCTGATTGATGTGATATATGGGGTAAGTTTGTAGTAGTAGAATCCAACAGCAAATGTGTCTGCATTTGGTGTAACCGTATAGTTGCTGGTTGCTGTAAAAGTACCGCTAGAAGTTACAGAAGTTTTTTGAACATTGGTAACTGTTGTTCCAAGTTTTGGGTAAGGTGGAGTAGTAGTATAGTTGGTTCCTGTTGCACTGCTTGTAAATGTCCATGCTGTTAGGCTACGCTGTGCGTCTGTAATTAGTGACAAATACTTTATGCTGTCGTCAAATGACCACATACCGATTGGATGCTCTGAAAAAATTTTTTCTGCATAAAGATTAGAAGGATTAGCCATGATACTACTATTTTAGCACATAAAGAAATGCCCTGCCGAATTAACGACAGGGCATAACTCTATTTTGACTAGTTCTTGTCTGGAATCTTAATCTCACAGTAATCGGTGGTGCAATATGCCTCACCCTGTGCCTCAAGATTGTCCACACCGTCATAAATTGCAGAGAAGTCAATCTTAGCAATTCTACCAATGTAGTAGTCGTATTCTTCTTCTGTGATTTCTGTGTATGGCTGTTGCTCATAAACATCATTTCCCATTGGAAGGAATGATACAGCCTTTAGCTGACCTTCGTACATATTTAGTACTGAGGCAACGTGCTGTTTTTCAGTCTCCTTGTCAAATGACAGGGTTACTGATACACCATTGTCTGACCAGTACTTCTGGGCAGTAGCAGCAAGTGCCATCTTCTCAAAGATAGTGACATCCTTCTCTGAACGCTTAATGCCTGAAGAGATTGGGAAGTATACTACTGAAGTGCTGTCTGAGTATAGTGCTGGCTCTACCTTGTACCCTGCTGCCTTGAAAAGGTGAAGCATTGGGTCCGTGTTTCCGAAACGGATAGAACGTAGGTAGAACTTACCTCCTGGCATCCAGTGGACACCTGGGGTTGCTCCAGACAAGATTGATACTGAGCCAGATGGCTTGACTGTTGTTACACGAATTGATTCACGAACACATAGCCACTCTGAGTATTTTCTGTCATAGAAGCGAATCTTGTTGTAACCCTCATCCATCCATTCACGAGTTTCAGGTAGACCATGTGCGTCAGCAAATGATGCAATACCAGTTAGCGAAGTTCCGATTCGACGGTTACGCTGCATGATACCGTTGGTCTGTTGCCAGTGAGTTGGAAGAAGAGTTACGGTCTTTCCATAGAGGTAGGCAAACTTTAGAGTGCGTAGGAAGTCTTCCTTGCTCTCGTGACGGTTTAGGTGTACCTCAACTAGAGTACATAGCTCGTATGACTCTAGTGGCTGTTCTGCACATGGGTTAAATCCCATAACACGGTAGTCCTTGCCATCTGCAGGGTCTGCTAGGCGACCATAGTTGCGAGCAACGTCTAGCCAGATGAAGCCTGGCTCTCCGTTATCTGCAATGCGGTCAACATACTGAGTGTAGTCCATTCCAACCTTTGCTGAAATAGAGTTATTCGACATCCATGCCCAAGGAGCACGTTCTGGAAATTTCTCGTAATTCTTTAGGTTGATAAATTCTTCGTCTTCTGCACCACCCAAAGCAAGGGTAGCAGAGCGACGAACGTTACCTGCAACTACGCAGGTTCCGATAAGGTTGATGATGTCTACGATTGCACGAGAATCTAGCTTCTCTCCTGCACGTCCACCAATGACTTCACGAAGCTGTTCGTGTAGTTTAATAAGAGGAGCTGGTCCAGATGCTGTTCCACCAAATCCCTTGATTGGAGCACCTTCTGGTCTAACTAGTGAGTAGTCAAACTTCTGGATATTCTGGTTTGGTCTTAGCAAAGAGTTCAGGAGTAGTCTGATTGATTCTACCCAGCCTTCACGAGTATCTGGGATTTCGTAAGTTACTTCTGGTTCTACTGGTTGGTAGATTGGGAAATTCTTTTCTGCACCAAGAGTGTCAAAACCTACACCAATACCAAGCATTAAGGCATCCATTACCCAAGCAAACAAAGCACCTGGGTCATTCTTGTCTAGGTCTTTGGTTGATACCATTGCACAGTTTTGAAGTGCTGCTGAGTTACGCTTTTCCATTGTGAGAGGTGTTCCAAATGTCCACATACCACGACCTGGTGGGGTCCACTTTAGGGTAAACATTCTGTCGAATGCTTCCTGTGCTGACTTCTGTGCCTTGTAGTCATTCCATGGAAGACGGTTCTCCTTTGCATGGTTCTTCTGGACAGAATACATACCTTCGATAACTCTGCGTACTACTTCGTACCAGCGTTCCTTAGTTCCGTCTTCTTTGACTCGTGAGTAGGTTCTAACAAAGGTGATTTCACCTAGCGAGTTACCTCCTGCATCCACGAATCCAAAGGGTGATTCCGCTGTTTTGTACTTTTCGACAAAATCATTAGGAAGGGTAAATGAAAAAAATTCCGACATAGTGTTTCCACCTTTCTATAACTGTAATGTATTTATTATAGCACAGTTTTAGAAAAAGTAAAACACTATGCCCAAGTTCCAATTTCTGAAACATCTTCGGGACCAATAGGAGTAATCTTTATGTAAGAGCCTTTTAGAACTGTTCCTACTAGAGAGCCACCAGCACCTGGGGTATAGGCAAGACGAATTGTAAAGTTTCCTCCAGTACCAATATCAACAATGCCTTTCATAAACGCCTTTAGGTAGTTTGTTGTTCCAGTTGAAATAGTAATTGTGTTTAGTGCTGGGAACGTAGTTGTGCCTGTTCTAAGTACCGCAGAAGTTGCAGCAGCATTGGTCATAACTGTTGTGCTTGAAGAATAGTCGTAATAAAGCTCTGTTGATGATGGTGTCGCTGCTCCAGATGCAGAGCCAGGGGTAACAACAAGAGTACAAGAGTTGCTAGATGCAGCACTACTTACTAGCAGCAGCATTTCAACCTCATAAGCTACTCCAGTATCAAGTGCAATACCGTTTGTTCCAAATGCACTTAGCGTTCCTGCTGTTCCACCTGCTAGGCTAATTGTAGGCTCTGCTGTAGAAATAATTTTATAAAATGGCGTAGGAACAATTGCTCTACCTGGTGTTGTATCTGGAGTAAAGTAAAGTGCTGTACCATTATATTCCATACCACCTGCCACTGGAGTAGTTTTTAATGAACCAGCAGTAAAATCTAATGGAGCCAAAGATGTTGAGTTTGCTGCAAGAACTAGTGCATTACCAATTGTTGTCGTTCCTGTACTAGCACCAATGGCTACTGTTGTTGCTGCTCCACCAACATTAAGTGTAGTAGCATTTGTGTTAAAAACAGTTGCAGTTCCAGTTGCAGTAGTCGTAATGTCTCCACCATTAACAGCAAGGTCTCCAAGCATTGTCACATTTCCAGATGTTAGGTTTACCCTAAATGGCTCAACGTCATAAGTTCCGTCACTAGCAGTATCTCCAAGGACATGAAAGCTTCCAGCATTTACAGCAATAATTGCATCTGCTGCACCAGAATCTGTATCCTTTAAAATAATTGCTGGATTAACTCCAGAAATAGATAGTGCTGGAGAAGTAAAGGTTGATGAATGGGTTGAGATAATCTGACCAGATACGCTGCCACCAGAAAGTGGCAAATATGTTCCAGAAAGGTCGGGGATGTCTGCTGACACCAATGCACGGAATGAAGGTGCAGCACTAGGACCACCTGCTGGACCTGCAAGAACATAGTTGGTTGTTTTTGAGCCATAAGGATTTGTTGTGTCGCCATAGCCAGAAGATGCTGCCGATATTGCTGTTCCATTACCAGAAAGAAGTCCTGTGATTGTGGTGGTAAGAGTAATTGCTGGGGTTGTTGTTGCATTTGCTACCGTTCCAGCAAAACCATTAGCAGATACCACAGATGCAGTAGTTACAGTTCCACTACCAGTACCTGCTCCAATAGCAGTTCTAAAGTTTGTATCTGATAATGCAGATACCGTATTATCTGCATTAATTCTTATAAATCTAATTGCAGATGGATTTGTTAGCTCTAAAAGATTTTCTCCAACAGTTGTAGCTCCTAGTGATGCCAAGTGCGTAGAAGCATTTTCTGTTGTAATACTATTATCTGTATTTACTTTTAGGAATGTTGTTGCTGATGGATTTGTAAGGGTAAAAAGATTTGAGCCAACAGTAGTTCCTCCAAGAGTTGTTCTTACAGTTCCTGCGGTTGTGTCGTCAAGAATTGTTCTGGCAAATGACGTTAGGGTGGTTGTGCTTGCTGTTCCAGAACCAGTAAAGTATGGCAAAGCGTCTGATGCTGACGTTAACCCAGCAAGTGCTGTTAGTTCTGTATCCAATGGCTGTGCGTCTGTAATTCCATATCCAGAAAGAGTCGTTGGCTCGCCAGAAATCTTTGACCAAGCCAATTCAGTAATCCAAGATGGGTTTGCATAACTGCCAGTTGTATAAACACCATTAGTAACAGTTCCAGAATTTCCTGTTACGTTGCCATCAAAAGTTCCTGTACTGCCAGAAATAACCTCTGACGTAATTGTTGCATCTGGAACAAAAGTAAGGTATTGTGTTGAATCATCAAATCCGAAGAACCCAATCTTTGCTGTAGAACCATTGTGCCATCTAAATGCAATGCCACGGTCCTTGTTATCGTCGCTACCTGGAGCAGTGTCTCCACCAAGGGTAAAGATTGGGTCGTCAACTGTAACAATTGTAGAATTAATTGTTGTGGTTGTTCCATTTACAGTTAAGTCGTCTACGGTCAAGTCTCCAGTTACAATCACGTTACCGCCAACATTTAGATTTTCAACAATACCAACACCGCCAGTCACTTTTAAAGCACCAGTAGTTGTTGTTGTTGATGAGGTGTTGTTTGTAATTGATATAGCGGTATTTGTTGTAGCTCCACGTCCAGTTACATCAGATAGGGTGCTTGTTTCAGTATAAGATGTTAGATATGTTGCTGAATCCATACCCCAAGTTCCAGCAGTTTTTCTTAAAAGTCCATTTGCAGATAGTGCAGCAATTGCAGTTAGGTCTGCATCTCCTGCCTGATATCCTGCCGATGCGTGGTTACCCCAACCATATGCTGTATCCCACTCTGTTTGCTTTGCAGTTGTAGGAATTGAGTATCCAGTGTCGAACGATACAGCTAATGTTCCAGATGTTGTTATTGGAGAGCCAGAAACAATAAGCCCTGTAGGAAGTGTTAGGGTTACAGATGTAACGGTTCCAGAACCTGCACCAGAAGCTATTTCAAAATATGACAATGCTGACCAAGTGCTAGTTCCATTGCCAATTTTAAATTTACCAGTGTCTGTTTCGTAGCCAATTTCACCGACTGCCAAGGTAGGGTTTGAGCTAGTCCAGTTACTTGATGTGCCTCTTTTGTGCTGAATAATGGTCATGTTAATTAATATTATAGCATAATAAGACTCATAACTTTCTGGTAACTTTCTGCAAAAGTTTGTCAAATCTGTTTAAATAATGGTATAATTTAAGAGAACTTCCCCTTAAAAGGAAGTTTTTGCTTTATCGGATTCTACTTCATAAAGAATAGTGTCTGCCAGAATACCGTTGCATTTGACGGTAGAGTAACAACATAAAAAATAAGGAGGTAGCAAAATGATTAAAAAATTTGCTGCAGTAGGCGTGATGGTTTTATCGCTTACAACGTGTTCGACTTCTGTTTCAGCAGTTGAGCTAAAACCAATTGATTCAAATGTAATACAAACAAATAACTTTGCTATTGAGACTGCACTTAGTTTTCAAGAACAGATGGTTATTGACCGTAACACCCAAATAGTAAAAAATGCAATTGCTAAACTAAAGCAATATGTAGGAAAAACCTGGTACGTATTCTCAGGTAGCACTCCCAGTGGATGGGACTGCTCAGGTCTAACAATGTGGACCTATCAGCAAGTTGGAATTGAACTAAGACATAGTGCAAGTATTCAAAAAAATGCTGGCAAAAAATATAAAACCCCAAAAATTGGTGACGTGGTTGCTTTCGGATGGAAAAACTATTCTGGAGCACAGCACGTTGGAATCTATATTGGTAATGGAAAAATGATTCATGCTCCTGCTCCTGGACAAAGGACTGCAGTTATTTCTGTAAAGAAATGGGCTAAAATGAATTGGAATACTAAAGTTACTTATACGAGGTTTATAGAAACTAACTAAAAGATACCCTGGCTGAAAAGGTCAGGGTATTTTTATGCCCATCCACCAACATTAACGTCTCCAGTTGTTCCTCCAATAGGTGTAACTGTAATGTATGAATTTGCCTGGGTGGTACTTTGTGCCTGAGCGTTATTTTCAGAGGCACTGTCGTTAAATACTGAAACAGATGTATTGACTACTGGACCAAATAGTCCTGCAGTTCCAGATGTTACAATGACTCCACTTATTCTAAAAATAGAATACTTATTGGTATTGGTAACTCCAGATGTTATTGAGTTTATGGCAATTGTTCCAGAATCATAAATTTGCGAAGATGGTGTTCCAGATGTTGTTAGTGTTGCTAGGTTTATGTTGCTAACTACATCAAATCTTGTGGTTGAGCCGCTTGGCTTAGTAAATCCCAAAGTTGCCGTAGCACTAACTGCTCCACCAGTTGAAAATCTATCTAGGTCAGTGTATACCATAACTAGTGCGTCTACCATGTATGTTGAATTTGCAGCCAAATAAATTTCTTTATCAAAAACCTTAGAAGAGTGTGAGTCTGTTGAGCTACCACTTCCAGAACCACTTGATGTTGCTGTAGATTGTGTAAGAGTAAGGTCTGCTGATTCAACAAACACATATGGAGTTGTTACAAGTCCACGACCATATGTTGTATTGTTAACTTTTGGTGTAGCATAAAAAACATTTCCGTCGTACTCTACTGCTCCAGCAATAATGTTTGTTAGGTTTGTTCCAGATGAAAACTTTAGTGGTTCAACAGATGTGGTTCCTGCAACAAGATTTAGAGAACCTCCAAGAGTAATGTCATTGGCATAAAGGTTTAGTGCAGAAATGTTTGTACTTGTTGTTCCGTGTCTTGCAATATTTAACTGAGCTGATGTATCTGCATTTGTAGTACCTGCTTGAATATATAGAACACCGCTAGAAGCAAGCATTCTTCCTTCTACGTTTGTTCCATCATTAAAAAGAAGAGTTGCTGTTGAGGTTCCTAGTGTAATAGAACCAGTAAAGGTATTTGCTCTACCAAGTACAGCAGCACCAGTAGAGGTATTTGCCAAACTATCGTGATAAGCATTAAAAGCTGTTTCAATATTAGCTGTGTCACCTAGTTGTGG